AAACTTCAGGTTATCAACCTAGTGCGTTAGAAGGTGTTTCTACTGCTCTTAATATATTGAACCAACCGTTTATGAGTGGTTTGTTTGGTGGCTCTAGCAATACTGGTGCTGGCACAGGATATACTGGTAGCTCTACTGCCAGAGCTGGATTTAGTGGTTTAGCATAAGGATTAATTATGGCAAACAATTCACTTAGACAATTATCAGATGCTTTAAATATTGCAACTGCACAACTATCTGGCGATCCACAAAGGATGCAGATGGCTTTAGGTATGCAACAAAGTCGTAAGTTGCAAGAAGAAGCAGCAGCGAGACAGCAAAAGTTACAACAGTTTGCACAAGCAAATCCCTCTCTTGCCAAAATGTATGAGTTGTTTGGTGAAAAGGGTCTACAACAAGGTTATTTGCAACAACAAGAACAACAACAAAAGTTGATAGAAAGACAACAGCAAATACAAGCATTGCAAGGTGCTGGTTTTTCAAATCAAGAAATAAATTTGGTTTTAGCTGGAGTTCCTACAAAAGATGTTATTGATTTTAGAGAAACGGGTGAACTATCAGGTCAAGAATTAATTAATAAAGTAGAAGAAAATGTTGAAACTACCATAGAGCAAACAGGAATTCTAAATACATTTGCAAATTTAGATGAAGCATTTGGGCCAGTTGATGCAGCGCAAGAGGCATTGAGTAAGGCTACAAGGGTTCTTGGTTTCGATGTTGAGGCTGAAACTGGAGCAGCTGTAAGAGCAAGAAATAGTCTAAATACAGAAATTTTAGCAAATTTAGCTGCTGACTTTACTGGAAGACCAAATTTGTTAATTTATGAAAACCTTAAAGGCAACTTACCTATGTCAGCAGCAACGTCAGAGGCGGATGCAAGAGAAAAATATATAAATGTTAAAGATCAAGTAGATGCTAGAATAAATAATCTTAAACAAGGTTTAAAATCTACTACTGTTTCTGATTCAGACAAAGAAAAATATAGAGAAGAATTAAATAAAAGCATTTTGTTGTCTAAAAAATTAGATTCAGCAATTTTAAGTTTATCTCCTAAAAAAGAAGAAACACTAAAACCAACAAATTTGGATATGCAATCTGAAGGCTTCTATAGCTGGATATACGAATAATAATTATGCCTAGCTACGAAGAGCTAAAAAAATCAGAAAACAAACAACAGGTTTTTGAGCAAATAAAATCTGATGGCTACAAACTCCTGAAAGAAGGAAAAATTGATGCCAAAACATACTATGCCAAAACTAGAAATGTTGGTATAGAAATGGGGTTAATTGATCCAAATGATTATCCAGGCAGATTGCCACCATTTGCAGAAGGTTTTTTAGAAATAGTTGGTGGTATTGGTGGTGCTATAGGTGGTGCAGTTTTAGGTGCGCCAGCTGGCCCTCCTGGTATTATTGCTGGGGCTACCGCTGGTGCTGGATTAGGTGCTGGAGGTGCTTCTTTGGCAGCCGATTTTCTTGGTGATTTATTAGCTCCAGATATGCCATCCCCTAGTGCTGGAGAAAGAGCGAAAGATGCTGTAGTTACTGGAGCGGTAGATGCTACTTTGACATTAGCAACACCTATAGCTGGAAAAGCATTAAAACCATTTGTTACAAAAGTTGTTGACAGTGCTTTAGACAGTAAAGCAAAAATAGCAGCACAAGCTCCTGATGCTGGTACAAGAATTAGTGCCTTAGAAAGACAACTTGGTTTGACAGAGGAGGCTGGTCAACAAGCAAAAAAATTAGCGGAAGAAGGAGTAGAACTTTCTTTAGGTCAAGCAAGCTCTTCTCCGTTTGTGAGAGGTGTTTATAATTTGTCTAGTCGTATGCCTTTGGCTGGAGCACCAGGACAAAAACAATTATTAAAAACTTTTGAACAAGTAGATACTGCGTTAAATCAAAGAATAGCCCCAACAGCTAGAGTAAATCCTTTAACAGAAACCGAAAGATCAGAACTAATAAAAGAGTTTGGTATGCAGTCTTTCAAGGATTGGAGAGCTTCTTATAAAGCTGTGTATAAAAAAGCAGAACAAGAAATGCAAAAAAGAGGTGATTTCTTTGATGTAGAACCTTTAAGAAGAGTTGCAGCAAGAAATTTACCTAGAAGTGAATTTGAAAAAATGCCAGCAGATATTCAGAATTTAATGTTAGATGTGAATCTGTATGGTGATTTTTTAGTTGCTGGCAAAAGAGGTTTAGAAAAAAAGGTTTTAAATTATGATGATATAAGAGCATTAGATTTTAGAATCAAAGACTTGTCTAAAAAATACGATCCAGCAAAAAGTCAAACACCAAATAATCTTGCGTATAGAGCTGTAACAGCAATGCAAGATGAAATGAAAAGGCAATTAAGAAATCCAAATACTTCTCATGGAAGGCTTTTGTCTTCTGGAGATAGATTGTTTAAAGAATATATGTCGGTGGTTGAAGGTAAAACAGGTAAAGAGTTCCAAAAGGCATTAAGTAGAGGAGCATTAAGACCTGGTGTTGGAAGGCCTCCTTCACAAAGATTAGAAGATTTATACAAAAACACTTTTGGTGATGCTAAATCACCAGAAGCAGTTAAAGAACTAAGAACTCTTATTGGAAAAAGAAGAGTCAATCAACTTGCTGCAAATTATTTAGATGATGTGTTTACAAAACATTTAAGAGGTGAGCAAAGAAATTTTGAAAAACTATATAAAGAACTTGGTTTTGATAATGTTAAGAGTAAAAAGTTTGAAGCTACTAAAGAACTTCTTAAAGACTATACACAAACTTCAGCTGATGATTTATACAGTTTCTTAAACATTCTCAAAGAATTTCCAGAGGCTTTGCCAGATGTTAATACATTTATACTAAGGTCAGGAATATTGAGATCAGCTCAGTCTTTAGGGCCAACAGCCTTAATAGGAACAACAGGAATAAATGTAGGTGGTGGGGTTGGAGCTGTAGCTGGGTTTGGTTTATTGAGAGCTTTAAATGCTTTCTTGGCTAGACCATTTAATAAGAATCTTATAAAGAACATAGACAAAGCTGGACAAGACAAAAAGAAAGAATTTATACAAAAATTTCTACAGTCGTTACCTAAGTTACCAGATGTACCAGTTAGTGCTATAGCAGTTCAGCCAGCAGTACCATTGGTGTCTGAACAAGTACAGGAGTCCATGCGACAAGAATAAACCATGTCAAGAACCACAGAACGGGTTGGTCGTTCTGGCGAGTATTTCGTAGCATCACTTCTCTCTCAAATTTCTGACACAGTTCTCTTAGTTCCTCACTCAGCGGAAGCTGACGTACTGTTTCAATACAACAACACACTCTACAAAGTCCAAGTTAAAACCAAGACCAAGATAGAAAAGCACAGGGCGAACTGGCGGTTTGATATGCGTAGAGGATCGCACACTAAGAACCGTAGTTACGAGAACGGTGCAATAGACATCTTTGCCTTTGTCTCCCTAGAACACATGAACGTGGTATTTCGTAAAGCAGACGATACCAATAGCGTTACGATTAAAGACGAGGAGATGAAGAACAACAACCCCATAGACAACGTATTAGACATACTGGATAAAGTACACTATACTGCCTAATAACGCATTAGGGAGATGTTATGAAAACTTTAGACGAAATGTTTATGGTCTATGTCAAAGACCTTAAAAGAAGACAAATCAAGACTGTTGATAAGATAGAGCAAGTCTATAAAAAGAATATCAGTCCTGTATTGGGCGATAAGAAGATAGACGAGATTGTTCGTGGAGACATAGCACAGTTACACTTTGATATTAGCGACAGAGCACCTTCTTTGGCTAATAAGTGTTTATCTATTATAAAAGCCATTTATAACCTAGCCATTACATTATCATTGGTAGTTATAAACCCAAGCACCAATATACCCAAGAACAGGGAGAACAAACGCAAGCGATACTTGACGAATGAAGAACTGTTAGCAGTCAGAGATCAGCTGAATAAATTAAAAGATGACCAAATCTATCAGAAATCGGTTGCCTTTATCTGGTTGCTAATCCTAACAGGTGCAAGGAAGGGAGAGATAGCCAAAGCTAAGTGGACTGACCTGGTAGGTAACACACTCGTTATCAAGGATCATAAGACAGACAGGTACGGAGAGGATCGTATTATCCATCTAACACCTATGGCAATGGACATAATCAATCAGCAAGACCGCTCCTCTGAATACATCATTGGTATTAAAACACCGAGAAGAACATGGGAAACCATCAAACAAGCTATTGGTTTAGACGATATAAGACTGCATGATATTAGACACAGTTACGCATCTTGGTCTTTGCAAAAGATTAATCTATCAGAGGTAGGTAACTTGTTAGGCCACCGAGATCAGGCAACCACCCAGAGATACGCACATATTCATCAAGACAAAGCGATAGCCAATGCAAACCTTGTAGGAGAACACATACAAAACATTATTGATGGTGAATAATGTTATGTTTCCTTTCTGTCTGTGACAAAGATTTGTTTGGCAGAGTCCATAGATATATCGTATTCATCCGCTAAGAAGGTAAGTTTCTGTCTTGGAAAAGACTCCTTATCTTCTATAGCGTTCATTACGATTATCTTCTTAGTGACATCATCATAACCATTCCAGTTAGAAACCTGACTTAAACTGCGACCACAAATACATTTGGTTCCAGCTCCATACGTCAAGCTACATACTGATATGCAAGGATTGTCTCTAAGGCTCGTAGTCTTGCCATCTATCTTTACCTTATCTATATATTGGCTCATTTATTTTCCTCCCGTATTCCTTCGGGATTGCATCCGTAGACCATCTCTAGTTCCAAGTCTATATAATGCTTGGCTTTTAATAAGTCCTCTACCTTGTCTTCTTTGTTTCTGGTTATGTATTTAACACAGTTACCCAGATTCCAAGACAGATCATTAGCATATATATACTGCGTAGGAGTGATCTTCAGACTCCTATAGTGATCGCCTCCAACCTGACGATTGGTGGCTTTGTTATCTTTTTTAAAGTTTTTCATCACTTGTTATTGATATTTTAGTTAAAAAATGTATTATTAGCAATCAAAGAGTACAGAAGGGAGCAATAATGGAAAATATGGAAGATAAAACCAGCAAATTTCTTGACACGAGAGAACTAGCCGCTAGATGGAAGATAAGTCCCAGAACCCTAGAGAATCAAAGGGGTAAAGGACAAGGGCCTGAGTTCTTTAAGATCGGTGGCAAGGTGCTTTACGATATAGATTATATAGAAGAGTACGAGAAGGGAAGACTGGTACACAATGGCGCACGCTAAACTAAGTCCTAGTGGTTCAAAGATATGGATGGCTTGTCCTGGTATGCCTAACCTAGCTATGGAAGTCCCTTATTCAACAAGTTTGCCAGCTGCTACAGGTACGCTCGTACACAGTATGACAGAGATGTTATTAAAAGATCGTTTGGAAAACGTAACCCTACAAGACTATTGGTTAGGCAGAAAAGAAAACGTAGAAGATTTTGAGATTGAAGTTGACGAAGACATGATTAAGTGTGCAGAAGTCTATGTAGATTACGTCAATAAAAGAAAAGAAGAATTGGATGCCAAGATGCTGATAGAAGAGAGAGTCAGCATGGAAGAAATATCAGAACACATTTGGGGAACAGCAGATGCAATCCTGATAGGCGAGAAAGAATTAGAGATTATAGATTTAAAATCAGGTAAGTTTCCTG